CACCAGTGACGGATTTGTAGAAGAACCAAACTCGAGTTGAGTTGGGTTCGTTCGCGCCGATGGTCAGGTCCAATTCCGCCGCGTCCCAATCGCGTTCGAAGAAGCGCGAGAACTTCTCTTTCGAGATGTTCACCGGAGCGGCGCCGCCCATGATCATCTGGAAACCGGATGTGCCGAGGAAGAAGATCCGCGCACCGGCGCTCACCACGCTTGATGGTGCGCGGAGGCCCTCGCCTTCGGCAATGCGGTCAAACTGAAAGATGAGATCCGAGCCCGGCAGGAAGGTCATGCGCCGGATCGCGCTGTCCTGAAACACCACGCCGAACTCACCGCCGGCCACGCCAAGCACGCGCCCGCCGTCGGGGAAATCGTTGAAGTCGGCACCGTTGAGCGCGAGTTCCCACGAGGTGATGTCGTCCTTGGCGGACCACTGGATGCGCTGCGGCTCATCGATCAGACCGGACAGCACGAGTTGCGACGACACGATGGTGCAGTAGGCCGCATGCGGCGGGAGGCCTGCGAGATCGGCAAAATTCGACCCGGTGGTGGTGATGACCTGCGGCGGCTCGTTGGCGTTACAGGCGACGATCTGCTTGTTGTACTGGCAGAAGGTCCAATTGGCATTCGGCGGCAGTGCCTTGTAGGCTGCGCCCGTTCTGGTCACATCCACCCACGCCAGCGTGCCGTTGTCCATTTTGTAGAGACGGGTGACGGCAACAGCTGGAGCGCCCTCCATCAATTCCGCCGCCGCGAACAGGATGATGTTGGTGGTGGTGACGGCAAGGAAGCTGCCCTTGCACCGGCCGGGCAGCGCATTGGTGTAGGGCTGGTAGGATTTCAGAGGACCGTAGCCGTCAGCATGCGGAGCCACGTTGAGGATCAGGCGCGATGTCTCCGCCTGATAATCCGTGAGATCGGGCCGCCACTCTCCGAACGGTATAATAGCCATGCGATCCTCACGGAGTTGGACTGATGTTCACGATGGCCGACGGTCCCTTGCCCTTCTCCGAGAGCAGCATGGCGCGTTCGATGATGCTGTCGGCGTTCGAGAGCCAGAGCTGGAACTGTTCGGTGTTCTGCACCAGCGTGTTTACCCACGCCAGCGTGCCTGCGAGATAGAGATCTGGATAGGCTTCGAGCAGCCAGTTGCTGCTGTCGGGATCGACCAGCGGCGAGATTTTTGAGTAGTAGTTGAACTCGCAATCGGTGATGTCGATGGGACGGAGGTTGATGAACTGCGCCTCGATGGTGAACTCGCATGGCGGGCCTGCCGGGTCGGTCGGGTAGTGCCGGGTCAGGACCGACGGCACCACGAACTCGAGATCGCGATTTGGCGACCCAAGCCAGGTCAGCCGCCGCCACGCGAGATAGTCGGCGGGTAGGGTGAGCGAGCCGTCGGTCGGCGTGATCGTGACCACGTTCTCCATCTGCCGCACCCGCAAGCGCCGATTGAAATACGCCTCCGCAAGCTGGATGCATTCGGAGATGTTCGGCGTGATGTCGGTTCGCGCCATCCAACTCAGAGCCGCCGCTTCCAGTGACTGCTTGTCGGTGATCATCTACGTTGTCCTCAAAAACTTCCAATCGGGGTCTTGCAGCTTCCTGAAGATGATCTTGTCGAACTCCTCGTCGCACAGCTTGAGGCCGACATTGCCGCGCATCCATTCCTCGTTCAGCCATTTCTCGATGAAGATGAGCGGGATCTGCGAGGTGAGGCGCATGTTGCCCACTTGGCGTTCGCCGTTCTGCATCCGAATATTGTAGTCGCGGATGGCTTGCAGCTCCTCGCCTGATTGCCGGCGCTCCGTGCAATGCACGGCACCGTTGTCATCGACATGGTAGATGGTCTGCGTGCCATCGATGTTGGTGTGGATCTTTTTCTGCATCAACTGATCTCCGTGACGAAGACCTCTCCGGTTATGATGTTGTTGAAGAACACCGACACCTTCACTCCGCCGTGGCTGACGTTGAGGTATTCGGGCAGCCGCGCCACCAGCGGGAAATCGTCCTCGCTCGCCTCCTCGCCGTCCTTGGAGATGCGGATGAAGCATGGCGTGGTCGATACCACGCGGATCTTGTTGCAGCCCATCGGAGTGGAGTTCTCCATCGGCTGATCCGCCGTGATCTTGTGCGTCAACCCCGCAGTGTAGGTCAGCATGGCCCCCTCGCTTGAAAGAAGGGACGCCCCGCGTTGACGAAGCGTCCCTATAGGCTTCGGTGTTAGGCAGTCAGCGTGTCTGCGACCAGACCCGATGACTTTTCGTTCCGGGCCTCGAGCGAGTACTCAGACAGGATGAAGAAGGCATCGCTGTCACCCGTCTTCGCCAGGTTCTCCGACACCATGCGCCGTCCCGTGATGTACGAGACTGCCCACATGGAAGTCTGAAGCACCCAAACGTCCTGCGGACGCTGGAAGCGGTTCGGGACCACCTTCTGCGTGCCGAAGTCGCCTTCGTAGGTGTTCACGGCGTTGACGATCTTCTTCGTCGTCGCCTGCTCCTGCGCCTGCGCCCGGCCTTGGAAGGCACTCATCTTCTGCTTGTTGAAGCTGCCGAGCATGATCATGTTCGGCTCGCCACCGTTGTCGTAGCACTTCTTCAGCACCCCTTGCAGCAGCGGTTCGGTGTAGGCACGAGCGACACCGTCAACTCGCGGCGTCTTGCCGTCCGCTGCGGTCGGGTCGGCACCGGGGGCTGCGCCCTTGTCGGTGTTCGACTTCACCCAAGCGCACAGACTGCCAAGCTTGCGTGCGGTGCCGGCGGCACCGACGTTGCTCGCTTGGTTGGAACACAGGATGCTCTCCATGTCCCGTTTCAGTTCCTTGCCCTTGAGCAGCTTCTGGTAGTCGAGTTCGTCGTCGCGGCCCGCATGATCGACCTCGCGCTGGGTACCGGAAACCCGGCCCGTCTTGCGGCTGATCTGCGAGTAGTTGCCGATACGAACGGTCGCGACATGCGGCGTTGCCGTCGCATCGTCGCCTTCCAATTGCGCGTTGTTCAGATCAGGCGGGTTCAGGGCCTGCGTCTGCCATTCGTGCAAGATCGCCTTCTGTGTGATCCGTTCAACCGAAGAGATGAACGGGGTTTCGGTCGGATCGATGTTGTAGATCACATCGGTCAGATCTTCCCGATTGCCAATTGAGTTATAAACCAATTGGGTCGAGCCTGCTGGTAGTGCCACTTGCTGTCTCCTAGCGGGATCGCTTCGCGTTAGCAGCGCGTTGCGCCCGTAAGACCGCCAGACCGTCCTCGATGGACCCGCTCTGGCTGAGTTTCTGTTTTGCTGCGGTCAGAGCATGCACATTCCGATTGCCGGAGGATGTGGCTCCAGGCCGTTGGACCGCCGGGAGAGGTTGAACGCGAGCAGCTTGAAGCTTGCCTTTCGAAGCGCGGAACTTGATCGCGTCATGGAACAGTTCCTGAACGCGAGCGTCACGCATCGACAGTGATGCGCGACCGTGCCACAGCTCGTTGATCTCGTGCGGAGAGAAGCCGACATCGGTCAGCGTCTTCGCACCCGCTTCATGCACGATCTTCGCCTTCTCCGGCTCCTTCATTTCGGGAACCCGTTCAGCGAACCTCTGATCCTGCGCGGTAGACCAACGCATCCAGTTGTGATTGTACTCTTCGGCCTGACGCTGCTGGGCAGCAACCATCTGGCTCTGAACCAATCCAACCTTCTTCGTATAGGCATCGTATTCGACGTAGCGAGCCCAATCCTCCTTCGCCAGCCGCTCGACATCGTCGAACGATTGGATGTCCGCGAACTGTTCGTTCTGCGACAGCATGCGATAGAGATCGGGAAGGGCTGCTTCGTACTGCGAGCGAACCTGTTCCAGCTGCATCCGCTCCGTCTCAACCGCTTGCTGGGCGTATTGACGGAGTTGCGCGGCCTCACTCTGAGCCTTTCGCACTGCCGTGCTGTCTTCCCTATCCCGTTGCGCGATGTACGCCTGCGTTTCGGGGTCAAGGGAAGCCCACACTTCGCGTGCTTCTTTGCTCCAAGACTTCGGAGGCTCGCTTGGCGCGGGACCTTCGTCCTGCGAGGCTTGCTCGTCAGTCTCCGCGCTTGCCTGATCTGCATCAGGGGCGGGTCCGTCCTCTTGCGAGGGGATCTCTTCGGGTGCGGATGCGCCATACTCTGCGGCGAACGACGGTGGTGTCGCTGCCGCAGGGGCTGCTTCCGCTGCTTGGGTCTTGCGGAGCGAGCGCAGAATGCGCCCGGCGTCCGATGGGGTCATGTCTTGGCTGGAGATCGTCTCCGGCGTTGCTGCCGGAGCCGCCGGCGCAGGCGAGGGCGAGCCGCCGACGCCACCGAGGTCTTCAGGTGCGTAAGTGATTTCAGGTAGTCGGATTATCTGCTGCATTTTTCTTCTCCTCTTCGACCAGGCGGGCCTGCTCCATCGAGCCGTCCGCCACCCAGTTCGAAAGCTTCAGTCTCAGTGCCTCGATTGCCTTCTTGGCGCGATGGCACTCCTCGCGCAAATCAATTTCTTCCGGCCTCGACCCCTCGCGGGCCTTGTCGGCGTCCGCAAGCAGGGCCACGAACGCTTCCGCCAGCACCGGATCATTGATCAGATGCTTGGCGTGGTTGCCGCGATTGATCTTAGCCTGTGCGATGTCCTCCACTACGCCTCGCCCTCGCGCTTGCGGCCTTGCATCTTCGTCAACCAGTCGAGCTGCGTCGGCGTG